CCGTTTCCTTTTCCGTCGGGCGGGCTGCTCACGGATTGCTCACGATGTGATCCTTTGGCGAGCTGGGACGACGTGCCATAGCATTAGTTGGACATGGCTCTCCGCACACGCATGCGCAGGGACGATGACACAGGCGTCGTGACGCGCGTCATCGCACTCGACGGCCCGCTCACGGCGGCAGATGCCGCAGAGCTGAGCGGACACATGCGAGATCAGACGCTCGACGAGACCTTGGTCCACTACGAGTGCATCCTCAAGGACACGGCTCGGCCACTCGATGACGCCGTGAATATCCTGACCAGAATCGGCGAGCTCAGGATGCTTGTCTCGCTGAATGCGCGCGGCGCGCACTATACCGCGCCGCCAGAAGCGATCGCGAAAGTAGCGATGGACGTGGGACGCCGTGTCGCAGAAGCTCGCGCGAAAGGGCACTGGCCCATCGTCAACATCGGGCGCACGCATCGGCGACAAATGCAGGACGCCGGCAGGAGGGCCGCTGACAGGTGGCAGTCAGGCCGGCGCAAGCTCGCTGCCGCAGTGACGAACTACCGACAGCGCCATCCGACGGCATCAGATCGGGAGATCGCACGTGCGCTGCTGCCGAAACTCGGACGCCCCGTGAAGCTCGACACATTGCGAAAGCGGATCGCCCGTCTGCCGAAGTAGGACACAGCCTCAGACTGTCCAGCCGTCCCGTCGCATCATCGCGACGTGACAGCACACGAGACCACCCCGCCATATCTGATCGACCGCGCCACGCCGTGGGAGGCGCTACCGGCGTATCTGACTGTCGCAGAGCTGCAGGCCTATCTGCAGATCGGCCGATCGGCAGCCTACGACTACGCGCGCGTGCACGGCGTCCGTATCGGCGACCGTATCGTACGCGTGCCGCGCGAGGCACTGCGTGGCTGATCGCGTCACGCCGCCTCACGTCGACGCCATCGCCTGGCGCGGCACGCCCACGCCGTCGACGGACGCTCGCATCCTCGGTGCCGCAGACATGCCCACGGCCGTCGCCGAGGCACGAGCCGATATCGCGCACTACCGCGCGATCACGCAGGCCCTGCTCGATGGCCTGCACCACGCCCTCGCCGAGCGTGACGTGCTCCGCGATGAGGTGCGCCGGCTGCGTGAGGGCCGCGCGTGAGCGAGCGTCGGCTGACCCTCGCCGAGGCCGGCTCACGCGAGTTCGTTGTCATCGAGCCAGGTGCCTGCTACGGCCTAGCGTGTCCAGGTGTCGGCGTCTCGTTTGAACTCGATCGGCTCGCCTGGTCCAAGCACGAACTGTCCGGCGAATTGCTCGTGCGCTGCGAGTTCGAGGGCACCGACGGCATCCGCGACGCTCTCGGCTCCTACGTGCTGTCGGTCGCGCGATTCAACGTGTCATCCGGGCGCGCGCGGACTGAGCGTGCGGTTCAGCTCGAACGGCAGTCACGTGCCACCGACGTGCCTTGGCACCCGTTGATTGAGGAATTGTGCCAACGCGTACTGGCCGCCGAGCGAACCGGCGAGCCAGCAATCGCGCTCGCGGACGTGCAGCCGAGCAGTCCCGAGGACACCGCCTGTCTCGACATCTTCGGGTTCTCCCTCCCACGCCGCCACTCCACGATCGTCTTCGGCGATGGCGGTGCGACCAAGTCCTTGCTCGCACTCTACCTCGCCGGACTCCTCGCGCAGCGCGGCCTGCGGGTGCTGCTGGCCGATTGGGAGATGGACGCGATCGACCATCGCGATCGGTACGCGTCGCTGTTCGGCGAGGAGTTGCCCGCGACGGTCTACTACACGCGTTGCAATCGTCCACTGATTCATGAGGCGGATCGTCTGCAGCGGATCGTCCGTGCGCAGCGCATCGACTTCGCCATCAACGACAGCGTCGGATTCGCCTGCCACGAGGCGCCAGAGACCGCGGCGGCCGCGCTCGGCTACTTCCAGGCGAAGCGCCGAATCGGGATCGGCGGCATCGACATCGCACACATCGCGCGACACGACCAAGGTGATCAGCGGCCCTTTGGTTCCGCTTTCTGGCACAACAGCGCGCGCGCCACGTACTTCCTTCGGGCGGCCGAGGACGCGACGCCCAAGACCGTCGGCGTGTTCTGTCGCAAGCACTCGATCGCGCGTTACCTGCCGCGGCCATTCGCCTACGAAGTGCGGATCGAAGACGAACGGACGACGTTCCGACGAACGGAAGTGACGGACGTGCCCGAGTTGTCGCAGCGATTGTCCGTACGTCAACGGATGCGGGCTGCGCTTCAGCGAGGCTCTTTGACCGCCGAGGAGCTCGCGGAGGCACTCGAGGTGCCCGTCAACACCGTCTACACGACGGCCCGTCGTGGCACCGAGGGCGCTCAGCCCTGGCTCGTAAAAATCCCTGGCGCTGACGGCAAGACGCGCCTCGGTCTCCTCGTTCATGGGAGTGGACATGTCCAGTGACACCAAGAATTTGTCACTGGACAACATCCCACCCCCCTATAGGGGTGGGTGTCCACTGTCCACTCAGCCTGATCTGTCCACTGAGCGGCCATCTCGGCTCTGCGTGGCTCCCGGCTGCTATGAGCCGGCCACCGTCGGCAGCCGATGCGCGAGCCACGCGCGCGCGCACCGCGCCCACGCGCACGCCTCGCTCAGCCCGCTGTATCAGACGCGCCGCTGGCGCCGACTCTCCGCGCGCTTCTTGGGCGACAAGGTGTGCATCGCCTGCGAGCGTGACGGCTACATCGTCAAGGCCATCGAGACGGACCACCTCGTCCCGCACCATGGCGACCCCGCGCTCTTCTGGGACGAGAGCAATTGGCAGCCGCTCTGCCGCCGCCACCACTCGATGAAGACGTACACCGAGACGCTGGCCAGGAGGGACGCATGACGCGCGTCGGCCGCCCGCCCGCGCCCGAAGGCAGCTTGACCGCCTATGTGCGGCTGCCGGAGTCGCAGCACCGCCGCATTGCGGACCTCGCGGCGTACCACGGCGTCAGCATGAGCACGATGTTGCGTGCGATTGTCCGCCGCGCACTGGCCAGGGGGATCGAAATCACTGACAGCAAAGGGCTTGCCGAGCGCGGCCCGGCTTCGAAAGGACTTAGTTCTCGGTCAGGTGCCCCATGGGATTGAGGGGCCTACGGGCTCGTCGGCCAGCGGCGCCGAAGCGCGCACGTCGTGCGACCTGGCAGAAGCCGGGCCTCTCGCGCGCCGGGCGCGTCATCGCCTTCGTCGAGAGCCTGCCGATCACGAAGGGCCACCGCGTGGGCCAGCGCTTCGTGTTGCTGCCGCATCAGCGCGCGTTCATCGAGACGGTGTACGCCGAGGGCTCGCCGATCCGGCTGGCGATTCAGAGCCTACCAAGGGGCAATGGCAAGTCGGGTCTGCAGGCCGGCATTGTCCTCGCGCATCTGCTCGGCCCGGAGAGCGAGCCTCGCGGCGAGTGCTATGCGGCGGCGATCGACCGTCAGCAGGCTGGCCTGTTGTTCAACGAGATCGTCGCGATCATCGCGACCGTTCCCGAGTTCCATGCCCGATGCAACGTGCAGCGGTTTCGCAAGATCGTCGAGGTCCTCGACGGCCCAAGTAAGGGCAGCACCTTCGAGGTGTTGTCGTCCGACGTGCGACGTGGTCACGGCCTGTCGCCGTCGCTGTTCGTCTACGACGAGTTCGCGCAGGCGCGGACGGGCGAACTGCTCGACAATCTGCTGACCGCCCAGGGCAAGCGCGCCCGATCGCTGGGCTTCGTCATCTCCACGCAGGCGGGCCGCGACGATCATCCGCTGTCGGTGCTCATCGATGATGCCCAGCGCGGGCTCGATCCGAGTCTGTACGTGCAGCTCCTGGCCGCGCCGGTCGACGCCGATCCGTTCGACGAGTCGACGTGGCGCGGCGTCAATCCGGCGATCGACGCATTCCTCGATCCCGAGGTGTTGCGGACCGAGGCGGCACGCGCGCAGCGCGTCCCGACGTTCGCCCCGAAGTTCCGCAATCTGCGCCTCAATCAGCGCATCGACGTGGATGAGCGCTGGCTGCCGGCGGACGCGTGGACGGCGTGCGCCGGGCGCGTGGACCTTGACGCGCTCGCGGGGACGCGCTGCTTCGGCGGGCTCGACCTCGGCTCGACGCGCGATCTCACGGCCTTCGCGCTGTTCTGGCCGGACGCCGGCGCGCTGGCCGTCTGGACGTGGTGCCCGCAGGACACGCTCGCGGAGCGCGAGCTGAGCGACCGGGCGCCCTTCCGCACGTGGGCGCGTCAGGGACACGTGGAGGCGACGCCGGGCCGCGCCGTCGACAAGCGCGTCATCGCCCGGCGCTTGGGCGCGCTCTGTGCGCGCTTCACGCCGGTGGCCGTGGCGTTCGATCGCTGGGGCATCGCCGAGCTGGAGCGCGTGATGGCCGACGAGGGCATTGCGCTGCCGCTGAAACCGTTCGGGCAAGGATTCAAGGACTTGGCGCCGGCGACCGCGGCGTTCGAGACGCGCGTCCTCAACGGCCGTCTCATCCATGACGGCAATCCCGTGGTGACGTGGGCGCTGTCCAACGTCGCGCTTGAACGCGACGCCGCCGGGAATGCGAAGCCGAGCAAGCGGCGGTCGCACGAGCGGATCGATCCGATCGTCGCGGGCGTCATGGCCGTCGGCCTTGCCGCGCAGGATCCCGCCGCGCCGTGTTCCATCTACGAGCATCGCGAGGTGCTGGTCCTTTGAGGCCGTCGCAGGTGCTGATCGTTTCTGGTTGGACTGAAGGGCGCGACGACTCGCCGAGTCCGCGCCATTACAGGCCGATGGTTCGCCGAGCCGGGCCGAGGGTTCACTGACTGATTGAGGTTGATATGGAGATTCAGACGTTCATTACCGACACCGCACGCGGCCCCATCGGGCTCGACGTGCTCACCAGCCTGGCGGCCGATCGCCGCGCCCATGGCGACGACGTGCTCGCGGCCTTCGCGACGCAGGTCGAGCATCGCAGCCGGGCGGCGCAGGCCGTCCTCGACGCCGCGCAGACCGCCGGCCGCGACACGCTGCTCGCGAGCGAACAGCGCGCCTACGATGGTGCGATTCGCGAGCGTGACAGTCTGCTCGGCCTGCAGCGCGCGGTCGAAGCGCGGACGACGCAGACGCAGTTCGTGCCGGTGACGCAGCTCGCGTCGACGACCGAGACGCGCGAGCTGTCGCCCGTGCTCAGCCGTGAGCAGCGGTGCGCCGACTGGCTGCGGCAGCGCGGCCAGTACGCGTACGGCAACGAGCGCGGCGTCGAGTCGATGCGGTTCGGCGCCATCGTCCGTGCGCTGGCGCTCGGCAACCGATCGGGCCTGTCCGCGCTCGAACAGCGTGCGCTCGCGGAGGGCACCGGCGCGGCGGGCGGATTCACCGTGCCGGAAGTGCTCGCGGCGTCGTTCATCGATCGCGTGCGGAACGCGATGGTCGTCATGAAGGCCGGCGCGCAGACCGTGCCGATGACGAGCAACATGTTGCACCTGGCGCGGCTGGGCCAGCCCGATCTCGGCTCGCCGGCGATTCAGACGGCCGCGTGGAAAAGCGAAAACGATCCGATCACCGAGACCGATCTGTGGTTGGAACGCATCACCTTCACCGCGAAGACGTTGCCGGTCTTGCTCAAGTTGTCCGTCGAGTTGAGCGAGGATTCGGCCAACATCGACCAGGTGATCGAGCGCGAGCTCGCGGGACAGTTGGCGCTCGAACTCGATCGCGCGGCGCTGCTCGGATCGGGCACCCCGCCGGAGCCCAAGGGGTTGATCAACCAGACGGGCGTCGACGTGGCCTCGCTGGGCACCACATGGGACTTCGACTCGCTGGTCGACATGGCGTCGATCGTCGCGGGCAAGAATCACACGCCCAACGCGCGCATCTACAACTCGAGCGCGGCGGCGGCCCTGGCGAAGCTGCGATCGGTGCCGACGGGCGAGTACCTGCGGCAGCCGGCGTATCTCGATTCGGTCGTGCCGTACATCACGAACCAGATCGGGTTTGACGGCGGGAGTCCGGACTCGACGACGGTGTTCGTCGGCGACTTCACGCAGTTGCTGATCGGCATTCGCAGCTCGTTCACGCTGGAAGTCTCGCGCGTGGCGGGCGACGCCTTCAGCAAGATGCAAGTCGTGTTGCGCGCTTATTTGCGCGCCGACGTGCAGCTCGCGCATCCCGAGGCGTTCGTCGTGCGCGAGAACGTCAGCACGCACTAACGAGCTTGGCCGGAGCCGTCAGCTACGCGGACTCCGGTCATGGGCCACGGGCGTGTGGCCTTGAACGTCTCAAGGTGTGGTCGGTCTCCCCGCCGCGTCAGGCAATTGGGAGCCGATCACACCACGCGCCCCGCGATTGAGAGTGAGGCGATATGAAGTGGTGGTCGAAGTTCCTGGAGCGGCGTGAGGCGAGACAGTGGCGCCTGTCCCGTCTCGACGCGTGGTCCGACATGGGGCTCGGCGGCGGCCTGACGGCGGCCGGCGTCGAGGTGACGCCTGAGCGCGCGCTGTCGGTGCCCGCCGTCTACGGCTGCGTGTCGGTGCTCGCGCAGGACGTCGGGAAGACGCCCCTGCGCCTGCGCCGCAAGGTGGCGGACGACACGTTCACGGACGCGACCGATCATCCGCTCTACGAGATCGTCCACGACCTGGCGAATCCCGAGACGACGGCCTACGCCTTCAAGCACACGATGATGACGGACCTGCTCACGTACGAGCGGGCCTATGCCGAGATCGTGCGCGTCGATGGCCGCGTGGTCGCGCTCTGGCGGCTCGATCCCACGCGCGTCCACGTCGACCGCGACGATCAACGTCGGAAACGTTGGCGTGTCACGCTGGCCGACGGCCGGCAGCAGACGTGGACGTTCGACCCGAGCATGCCGCCGATCTTCGAACTGACACATCCCTCACCGATTCGCCAGTGTCGCGAGCTGATCGGCACCGCACTCGCCCTGCAGGCGTACGTCGGGAAGTTCTTCGCAAACGGCGCGCGGCTGGGCGGCGTGCTGCAAACCGACGGCGTGCTCAACGACGAAGTGGTCAAACGGCTCCGCGCGGCGTTCGAAGAACGCCATGCGGGCCTCGACAATGCGCATCGCCTGGCCGTTTTGGAGCAGGGCCTGCGGTGGCAGGCCGTCGCGGCGCCGAACTCCGACGCCCAGTTGAACGAGACGCTGCGCAGCGTCAGCGCGCAGATCGCCGGCGCCTTCCGCGTGCCGGCCTGGAAGATCGGCGACATGAGCGACACGAACTACTCGAACATGGAGAGCGGCGAGAACAGCTACGTCAACGGCACGCTCGATCCGTATTTCGTCGCCTGGGAGCACGCCATTCGGCGCGACCTGCTGACGACGCGCCAGTACGGGCAGTTCGACGTGACATTCGATCGCTCGACGTTGATTCGCAACGACATCAAGTCGCTGCACGAGGCGCTGGCGCGCGGCCGCGACGCCGGCTTCTACAGCGTCAACGACGTGCGAAAGGCGCTCGGCCTGAACCCCATCTCGGCCGCCGACGGCGGCGATCGCTACGTGATGAACGGCAACATGATCCCGGTCGCCGCGACCGGGAACCCGGAGGCCGTATGAGTCCCGATCTCGAACGACGCGCGGCGCCCGTCGCGCATGAAGGCACGGCCATCGTCGGCCGCGCCATTGTCTTCGGCACGCTCTCGGAAGACTTGGGCGGCTTCCGCGAGATCATCGAACCCGCGGCCGTCGACCGCACGCTGGCCGAGCAGATCGACGTCCGGGCGCTCGTCGACCATGACCCGGCCAAGATCATCGGCCGCGTGAAGGCCGGCACGTTGATCCTCGAAAAGCGCCACGATGGCCTGCACGTGCGCATCGCGCCGCCGGACACGACGGTCGGACGCGACATCCTCGAATCCGTGCGCCGCGGCGACATCGACGGGATGTCCTTCACCTTCGGCGTCGTCCGTCCGGGCGGTGAACGGTTCGAACAGCGTGACAGCGGCTTGGTGCGCATCGTCTCGGACATGCGCATTGCCGAAGTGAGTCTGGTCACGTTCCCGGCCTACACCGCCACGGACGCGAGCGTCGCGCAGCGCGCGCTCCGCGAGCACCAGGCGCGACAGGGGCGTTCTGTGGCCTTCCTGCGGCAGGCGCTCGCGATTGGGCCGGCAACCATCGGCCGACATGGCTGATAAGGCGGCAGCCGTCGCAGCGGCTCGCGGCACGCGCGGCGGCAGCTTTGTCCAGATTCGGCAGGTCTGCCGTTTTCGGACAAACTGTCGCAGCGGCTGCTGTAGGCTAGGGACAATGACTCAAGACGAGCAGGACTGCTTCAATAAGTTACAGGCGTGGATCGCGAGATTCGATGAATTGATGAGTCTCTACGAGCGGGATCGCCCCTTCGTGCCGAGTGCTCAAGTCGCGCGAGCGCGTGATCTCTACGCGAAGCTAAAGGCCGATCTCGACATTGAGCAACGACGCCTCAACAATAGTCGACTTAGGCACACTGAAGCAGAACGGCGCTGGTACGCGACCACGCTTCACAGCGCACGCGGCCATCTTCGAGCCCCGACAAATGCGCGGCCTGAGATCTGGCATTCCGATCTCTACAACTCGCGTGGTGACTTCGTCATGGACTTGTTAGCAATGAAACAGCACTTTAGCGATGCTGATTGAGATGTTGCGAAAGCGCTGTCCCTAAATTGTCCCTGTCCCGGCCAAACGTGGCGTATTGGGCGTATCTGGCGTAATGCCCTGATCGACTGTTTTCCTAGGGAAATGCGAGTTTCCTAGGAAATCAGCGAGATGGCGAAATCGCAAAAACCGATTTTAAGTCCTGTGCGTCTGCCAGTTTCGCCACCCCGGCGCAGCAAGCAGCCTACCAAATCGCCGAAATCCCAGCGCGGCTCGGGCGACGTTCGCGACG